AACAGGATCTTATACTTCTGCTACAAGTAGTTTAATTGTAAGTTCTAGTGGAGCTACTAGCTCAGTATTTGTTTTAGAAACAATTTCTGAAGGTATTATAATGAACAGCTCAGGATCTGAAGATTCTACCGGAGCTTTAGCTAATGGTACATCTGACAATATTAGATGGCAAATAACAGCAGCTAATACATCTTCAGGAACATTTGCTTTACTTATCAGACAAGGAAATGATACTAATAATGAACCAACTATTTTAGAACAATATACTAATTTATCATTAGATCCATATTCACCTGATTTTATATCAAGAAGAATAGGTGACAAAAAATTAACATATAGAACTGATGGTGGTGTAGCTTATTTACAAGAAACTGGAAGTTACGGTAATGTATCTGCTTATGTAAGAGTTAAAAGTGTTAACATAACTACTCCTAATTATTTCTTAAATAGTGGTACTCCAAATCCGTTATACACTGGTTCATTACCAATTAATGGTAGTGGTTCATTTGGTGGAGCATCAGGACAAATAAGAGGTGGAGCTAAATTCTATAATGATATAAACAACACTGATACTCAAGGTTTAACACCTGGTTGTTATGATCGTATGGTTGATTTATTAGCTAACACAGATGATTATAAATTCAATGTGTTAACAACACCTGGATTATGTAATAATCTTACAGATCATGCTGGTGTTATTAATGATATAATATCTAGTGTTCAAGACCGTGGAGATGCTATTTACATCCCAGATATGGTATCTTATGGTCAAACTATCGCAGATGTTGTTTCAAACGCTGCTGGTAAAAATACATCATATGCTGCTACATACTGGCCTTGGGTTCAAGTATTAGAGCCAAACACTAACCAATTAACATGGATTCCAGCATCAACTGTTATCCCAGGTGTTTATGCTTATAATGATAGTGTTTCTTACCCATGGTTCGCACCAGCAGGTTTAAATCGTGGTAGTTTAAGTCAAGTAATTGGAGCTGAAAGAAATTTATCTCAAGCTAATAGAGATACTTTATATAATGGTAAAGTAAACCCAATCGCTACACTTAATGGGCAAAGAGTAGTTTATGGTCAGAAAACATTACAAACTAGAGCAAGTGCTTTAGATCGTGTGAATGTTCGTCGTTTGTTAATCGCTCTTAAGAGTTATATTTCTCAAGTAGCTAATACATTAGTATTTGAACAAAACACAGCTACAACAAGAAATAACTTCTTAGCTACAGTTAACCCATACTTAGAATCAGTTCAACAACAACAAGGTTTGTATGCTTTCCGAGTAATTATGGATGATAGTAATAATACAGCATCAGTAATTGACCAAAATCAATTAGTAGGTCAAATATATGTTCAACCAACTAAAACAGCTGAATTTATTTACTTAGATTTCATTATCACACCAACTGGAGCTACTTTCCCAGCGTAATTTTTAAAAATTGAATATTTATAACAAATAAAAAGACATGGCAATATTAGACGCAAACGAAATATTCTTCACAGCCTTTGAACCAAAACAGGCTAATAGATTTATCCTATATATGGATGGTGTACCTAGTTATATAGTAAAAGGAGTGAATGCTGTAACTGTATCACAAGGTGAAGTAATGTTAAACCATATTAATGTTTATAGAAAAGTTAAAGGTAAAACCACTTGGGGTGATATTCAAATGACATTATTTGACCCAATCACTCCATCTGGAGCTCAAGCTGTAATGGAATGGGTTCGTTTACATCACGAATCTGTAACAGGTAGAGATGGTTACTCTGACTTCTATAAAAAAGATTTAGTATTGGATGTTTTAGGACCTGTAGGAGATGTAGTTAGTGAATGGATTATTAAAGGCGCATTTATTAAAGAAGCTAATTTTGGTGATTATAACTGGGATACAGCAGATACCGCTGTAAATATCACAATGACAGTCGCTATGGATTACTGCGTATTGAATTTCTAATATTCACTACTTAACAATAAAAGAGCTCGCATTTTGCGAGCTCTCCTTTTTTTAATATTTATAATAAAATAATATGGGTTTAAAACAATTATTAGAACAAGGAGCTACTCAATTAAGTGCTGGTAGTTTTCCTGGAGATGCTCCAATTAATGATCCACAATCTGGATTTGTTCAACAAAATTCTCCTGATAACACATATGAAGATGAAGTTATTGGAACACCTAATAATGGTAGTACTTTAATAAACACATTAGGTAATACTGCTTTAGATAATACTCAACCATTATTTGATACTTCTACTTTACCTCCAAACACTATCACTGATTATCCCGCGCTAGCTAGTGGAGAATTTAACGGCGCTTCAACTCAATACCAAACTGTATATAGTCCTAATAATACTTATTTAAACTCAATATCTATTCAAGATCCTAATAGCCCACAAATATCTACATTAGACCAAACCGGATTAGATAACAATGATACTAATAGTGTTCTAACTACTACCATACCTAATAGTACATCTTACCCTAATAACTACCCCCAATTAGCTTCAGGTGAATTTGGGGGAGCCCCATCACAGTATGAGTCCCCATATAATTTTGATAACACATATTTAAACTCAATTTTTAATATAAATGATACTCCTCAAGTTAATACTTTAAATCAAACAGGATTAGATAATACTAATAATAATACTGCTCCAACAACTATAGTACCTAATAGTATTACCTCTCCAACAAATTATGGAAATGTACCTAACTCACCAAATGTGAAATTAGGAGAATATGGAGGAGCACCATCGCAATACAATAATGAATATACTCCAAATAACACATACTTAGAACAAATAGACTCCCCTGAATTTGCTGGAATACAAACAACATCAATATCTGGCTCAGGATTAGACTCTGATTTAACAACAGCAACATCAACAACATTTGCAGTACCAAACCCAGATAGTATCACAACATATCCAGCTTCTGATGTTACTCATAACACTTTATCATCAGGATTTAATTCTGCTCCTCAACAATTTAATCAAATTTGGAATGGACAAAACAAATACTGGAGTTTTTTTAGAACTAATCCAACAGTATTTAATCCTCAAGGTACTAACACAACTGGAAGACCAGGTATATTAGAAAGTCTTATTAATAGAATTGTAGGATAATTTAAGAAAACATATTTTGTATATATTTATATAAGACATAAAGTTATAATAAATAAAATCTATGAGTGAAAACAAATTAAAAATCCCAACAGAAGTTGTTGACCTACCATCTCAAGGTCTAGTTTACCCAGAGTCATCTCCTTTATCAAGTGGTAAAATTGAAATGAAATATATGACCGCTAGAGAAGAAGATATTTTAACCAATCAAAACTACATCAGCAATGGTACAGTAATTGATAAATTAATGCAATCACTTATTGTATCTGATATTGATTATAATAATTTAATTGTTGGTGATAAAAATGCTATTATGGTAGCAGCTCGTATTTTAGGATATGGTAAAGAATATAAATTTGACTATAGAGGAGAAGAATATAGTATTGATTTATCGCAACTAGAAAATAAAGAAATAGATAAATCTTTATTTAAAGCAAGAGAAAATGAATTTTCATTTACACTTCCATCAACAAATGTTTTAATCACATTTAAATTATTAACTCATGGTGATGAGAAAAAAATTGATAGTGAAGTAAATGGATTAAAGAAAATCAATAAAGATGCCTCCCCAGAATTATCAACTCGTTTAAAATATATGATAACTTCTGTTAATGGTGATAGAGATATAAAAAACATTAGAGAATTTGTAGATAATTATTTATTAGCTCGTGACTCTAGAGCATTAAGAGAATACATTAGAAAAATCCAACCAGATGTGAATTTAACATTTACAGCTAATAGCGGTGAGGAGGTCGCTATCCCAATTGGGATTAACTTTTTTTGGCCTGACATCTGATGTAACACCTCAAGTTAGAGCTAATTTATTTTCCCAAATTCATGAAATTGTTTTTCATGGTCAAGGTGGTTATGATTGGGAGACAGTCTATAATATGCCTATTTGGTTACGTAAATTTACTTATAATAAATTAAGAGAATACTACGAAAAACAAAACAAACAACAAAATGAAGATTTAGCTACTCAATCTCAAAAAATTAAAGAAGGAAAAGTAGATTTACCATCTCATTTTAAAGGAAAAATAAATAACAATAAAAGAATAGCCAAGTATTAAAACTTGGCTTTTTCCATATTTATCACATATATATCAATATGGCTATAACTTCTGAAGAACAAAAAAAGATAAATGCCCTTATTCAAGAAGGCATTGAATTAGCTAAAAAACTAGGATCAGCTGCTGATGAGGCTAGTCTAAGAAATTTTACTGGTGATTTAGTACAAGCTGAGAGATTAGTAAATTCTTTAAAAAAAGACTGGCAAGATTTAACAGGAGATATAGGATATGCATTCCAAGGTTTTAAAAACATTGTTTCAGAAATTAAAAAACAAAATGTTGGTTTACTTGAAAGTGTTAAAGGATATAATAATTTAGCTTCTATAGCTCAAAAAATTCAAAACCACCAACGTGGTATTAGTAGTCTTTCTTCTGATGAAATTAAAAAATTAAGACAAAAAGCTCAAGAAGAAAAATTAAGATTAGAAAATGCTCGAGATTTACTAGCCAGTAGAGAAAAAGATTTAATACAAGAAAGAGCAATCCTAGCCCAAAAACTTAGAGCCGGTACCATCAGTGAAAATGAAAGAAAAACACTTCGTAAAATATTTAATGATTTAAAAGAAACAAGAGATGCTCAATCAAATATAAATGGTTTATTACAAGAACAAGATGAATTATATCGTGGTCTTGAAAAAACTTTAGATAGAACTGAAGAACAAGTCAAAAATATTGAAAAGGCATTAGGTTTAGGTGGTAACGCAGCTAAAGGATTAGAAAAAACATTAAGTTCTTTAGGCTTAGGAGACTTTGCTAGATCATTAGGTTTAGATGAAGTTAATAAGAAAATGGATGAAACCGCTAAAAAGCTAACTGATAATGGTGATAAAGCAGCTACTTTAGGTACTAAGTTTAGAGTATTAGGGGCGGGAATGAAAGAAATGGGTAAACAATTAATGGATAATTTGTTTGACCCAATGGTTATTTTAGGGATGATCCTTAAAGGTTTTTTAGCGTTAGATAAAGCTCAAACTGAGTTTACACGTGAAACTGGAAGAAGTGCAGATTTAATGGATCGAGCAAACACTAGCGCTACTACTATGGCTCAACAAATAGGCCAAATGACTGAATTAACTAAACAATTTGGTGCTGCCGCTGATGTTATATTTACTCCTGAGACTATTACTGAAGCTACTGAGATGACTAAGATGATGGGGTTGAGTAGTGAAGAAGCAGGTAAATTAGCTAGGTTATCTAAAGTAACAGGAACTGAGTTAAAGGCTAATAATGAAAAAATTATAGCTTCATATAATAATTTTGTTAAATTAAATAAAACAGGTATAAGTGCTAAATCTGTATTTAAAGATGTAGCCAATGTATCTAATACTATAGCATTATCATTTAAAGGCAACACCGTAGCTATAGCTAAATCAGTAATGGAAGCTAGAAAATTAGGATTAAGCCTAGAACAAGTAGATAAAATAGCTGAATCATTACTTAATTTTGAAGATAGTATAGCAGCTGAGTTAGAAGCTGAATTACTAACTGGTAAGCAAATTAATCTAGAACAAGCCAGATCATATGCTTTAGCTAATGATATGGATAATTTAACTAAAGAAATAGGTAATAACCAAGAAATAATAAATGCTTTTGCTAATGGTTATCGTGTTGAACAAGAAGCTATAGGTAAATCTTTAGGATTAAGTAGAGAAGAAATGGCCAAAATGATATTTGACCAACAAACACTTAAGGGGTTATCTGAGGAACAAGCAGCTAAAATGGCGGGTCTAGAATTATCAGACATGAAACGTTTAGAGATTCAAGAACAAATTAATAATGCTATAGCTAAAATGAGTGAAGCTTTAGCTGGTCCATTATCTGCATTTGCTGAATTATTATCTAATGCTTGGGTATTAAAAAGTATCTTTGCCGCTATAGGAGTTATATTAGCAGCTAAAATTGTCACTAGTTTAGCTGATTTAGGTAGGGCTTTAGTCCCAATTATAGCTAGATTAGCTACAATGTTAGGTATAGAAACAGGTATAGCAGCTGCTAAAATATCTGGAGCTATGGCTACTACTATAGGATTAGGAGCAGTAGCAATTATAGGTGGTATAGCAGCAGGTATAGGTGCTTTAACTAGTAGTGTAAACGCGGCTAAACAAACAAAAGATGGTATCATTAATCCTAATGGTGGTCTAGTTATATCAAAACCTGAAGGAGGAGTACTAACACCTATAGCACAAGGTATACCAGGCGATTATGCTTATTTAACAACAAACGGACCTCAACAAACCCAAGATGCTGTCATCTCCCCAGCTAATAAAGGAGCTGTAAGCTCACCATCACCAGCTGCTCCTCAAACTATTACAATACATACTCATGTTATGTTAGATAAAAAAGAAATAGCATCAGCTATTAACCAAACTAACCTCCAAACTGAAGTTAAAACTCAATAAAGGTTAATATTTATAATAAACCTTTAAAACATACAATCATGGGACTATTAAATAAACTCACAACACAAGGTTCAAGTTTAACACCATATGATGGAGTTACTCCAACCCCAAATCCATTATCTACACCACAATCTCAACTTCAGATTTATTCATTAAATGGAGCGAATGTAGCTAATGTTAACAGTGCTTATCAACAGTATTTAGATGGTACTCAAAACAATTTACCAACTCCGTCATTACTTGATTTAAATGGAAATACTCCATCTATATCCACAGCTAATCCATCACAAGCCCTACCATATATTAACAACCAACCAGGTTAATGCCATTAATAACATCTAATACAGATCTTAAATCTTTGTCTTTTGGCCATGATAGGCCAGGATGGGCTAATAGTGGTCAACCTTTTTTATACTTTGGTTTTCCAAACTTAAATATTGGTACCATACCATTAAGGACAGGAAACAATCCTTATGTAAATCTGTCAGTAGATAATTTTGTTTATAAACCTATAAATCCTATTCCTTATTCTCAAAATAGTTTTTATAGTCCAAGTTTTCAAAGAGGAGTTAACCTTGAAATAGGTCTTATTAATTCCGCAAATAATTATATTGTAGAAGGAGTTGAAAATGTAATAGAAGGAGCAGCTAATCTTACTAACGTTGTAGGAAATGCTGTTGTTAGGGGAGCTATTAATGCACTTAACGGTGTTATAGGTGGTATAAACGCAACTTCTGATTATATCACAGAAACATTTGATCCTACACTTAGATCAAGTTATCCTGATTTTTTATGGAGAAAAAATAGATTTAACTTAGGTCATTCTTTTATTGATACTCAAAGAATAACAAGATTCTTTTTCACACCAGCTGGTCTTTTCTTTTTATTAAAACAAAATTTATTAGAAAGACAAAATGTTAAAGTTGATGGAACAACACGTTTATATAGTCCTTTAAACACTATAGCACAAGTTGGAGTGAATGCTTATGGATATCACTTAAATAAATCAGGTTTAAATCCATTTGAAAGAAGTTATTATAAAGGTGGAAATGAAGGATATTTTAATAATACTAGAGACAATTTTGGAAGAAATCGTCTAGAATTATTAACAAAAAATAAGATTAATAAAAGAATTATAGGACCAGATAAATATGGTATAACAAATGTTCTTAATCGTAATGTTCTTCTTAGATATCTTAGTGGTCCTGGATCTACCTTAGGTATTGGGTTCACTGAGATTAGATTACAAAATGAAACTAGAACATTTACATTCAAAGACAGAAATTCAATCCCTGGAGTTTCTTTTAATAATAAAGATAAAAACCAATATAATTATCTAACACCAATAGGAAAACCAAATGTATATTGGTATTATAACCCATTAGATTCTTTTGGTACATTAGGTAATAGAAGTGTTTTCCAACAATATAGACTTAGAAATGCGGATGAAGATTTAGGTACCCTTAGAACAACATGGTTTGGTTCAAATAATCCTACCCCAGTTTTAAATCGTGATACCAATATAATTTCAAGTAGTTTATATGCCCCATCAGGTTCATCTGCTACTATAAAAAGATTAGGAACAGAGCCTACTAAACCAGAATACTACACTCCAACAGGAAGTAGTGTTAATTGGAGTTACACAGCAGGTACTGGAGTAAGTTCAAAGTATGTTAGTGCTTTAAACATTAATAGTATTTCTACTTCTTCTTTTCCAACTTCTACAACTATAATAGGCGAAGGATCAACTATTAACTCTAACACAAATATTTTTGGAAATAAAAATGATCAAGATAAAGATCTTTTTACTTTAAATGGTAAACAAATAATAAATAAATCATCTTTAGGAAAAGCCAAAAATACAACATTTGGGACTAGTAGTATACAAGACTTTAGATACATTAATTTCTCTGGTAGTGTAGTTTCAACAAACTATACCGAATTTAATCGAGAAAAAACATACCAAACTAGTCAAACTAGTTATAAAGGAAACTGGAGCATAGCAGCTAATAAAAGAGTTTTAGACCCAAATATTCCAATTTCTCCTGATCAAGAAAATCCAGAAAGAAGTAGTGATATTGTAGATTTTAATTTTACTTTACAATATCCTGGTGGTGATAAAAGATTAATTGATTTTACTGCTTATATAGAAGATTGGAGTGATGGGGTTAGAGCTGATTGGAACGCTATTAAATACATGGGTAGAGCTGAAAGTTTTTATAAATATGGTGGGTTCTCAAGAGAAGGATCAGTTACATTTTTAGTACCAGCTTTATCAAGAAGAAATTTAATCGCTAATTACAAAAAACTAAACGCTTTAGCTTGGTCAGTAGCACCTTCTTATTCTGATATAGGTTTAATGAGAGGAATAATAACTAATTTTACAATGGGTGATTATTTTAGAAAAATGCCTATTTTAATTAAAAGTGTAGATTTTGTTGAGATAGCAGATATGGGTTGGGATATAAATAGGAAAGTAGATGGTGATGTGTGGCCAAGAACTGATAATAATTTTACAGGACAATTACCTAAAGGTATTAAAGTAACATTACAATACAATGTGATTCATAATTACACCCCACAAGCAGGAGCAGAATTCATAGGATATGACCCAGATAATAGTAATAAAAACGTATTTATTCCTGAATTAACTAACCCGACAGGAAGTGACGCTATAACTAGTGGTGATTTCACTCCACTTTTGAAACAAGGCCAATAATATGAATCGTTATAGAAATACTAAAATAATAAACCAACCAGATACTAATATAAAGTATTATAGGGACACAAAGTATCCTAGTATACCTTTATCTATAACAGACATATATGTTATAACAGCTGATGGGGACAGATATGATAGATTAGCTCAATACTATTATAATGATCCTACATTATGGTGGATTATTTCTATAGCAAATGATAATCTAGTTCAAAATACTTTATACCCTTCAGCTGGTCTTCAAATACGTATACCACGTGATATAAGTGGTATTCTAGCCGCTTATAACTCATTAAATTCATAAGTTATGGCTACAAAGGTTTTAGGAAGTGAATTCAGTGATTGGGTTCAAAAACAGATTGATCAGAGGCAAAAAACTAATGCTTTAACCACTTCTAAAAGCACTAATGATATTTTATATCAAAATGCTAATGATTCATTTATTAGACTAACATCTGCTGTCAATATTAAAGATGATCCATCTAACGCTAAAAACTTCCAATTGTTTTCAACTAGATTTGGAGGTGCTGGATCAGCTGGAAATTTTGCTTCTGGAGTAGGAACAGGGGCTAATTCAACATACGCTTACGGATTCTTATCAGATGGAAAATATGGGTTTTCACCTCCACCTGGAATAGTGTCCGCTGATATTAAAGCTTTAAATCAAGGTTCATTTAAAGAGGCTACAATTGAGATTTTAGCTCATAATATGGATCAATTTGAAATAATTGAAGTACTATACCTTAGAGTTGGATATACAGTTTTACTAGAGTGGGGCCACAACATGTATTTTGATAACACAGGAGCTTTCATTAGATCTAATCCTCATGAAGTATACACAACTTTTTTAAATGGTAATAGTTCTCAATTAGATGTTCAAAATAAAATTATAGCTGAACGTTCAGGGTCTAATGGTAACTATGATGCTATGCATGGAATAGTTAGAAATTTTAACTGGGATTTAGAAAAAGATGGGAGTTATAAAATATCTGTTAGTATAGCTTCAGTAGGTGATGTTTTTGAATCTCTAAAAAGCAATACATCTCACCCTATTTCTGATGCTACTAAAATTGATGGAACCCAGGAAACTCCAGAAAATCAACCTCCATTACAATTTAATGCTCAAAAAACCACAATAAATAAAATATTGTGGTATCTATCTCAAAAACTTCCTGTTTCTAAAGACATGAAAGTGGATGGGTCTCATAAATTTTATTTACAAGGTAATGAGACAACTGCTTCTGATATAGCAGCAGGCATAGGCTTAAAAGCCAATCAATATAATGATAGTAAACCTGGAGCTCAAGGAGATGTGATAGGTTTTATATTTCCCCAATTAAACGGAGTTAACACTGGGGGAGCTGGGCTTAATGCTCAATATTTTATAAAACTAGGAGTATTATTACGTTGCATTCAAAATTTCTGTCTACTATACAACCCAGATAAAAACAATGAAGCTTTAATTAATATTAACACAGATGATGAAGAAAGTTTTTGCTTCACATACGCTAGACAAGGAAGTTTAGACCCTAGAGTATGTTTAATTGACATTGATAAAGAATTAAAACTAACTATTAATCCTGCTACTGGCGCAGCTATAGTTGCACCTCCTACTACTTCAGCTAATAATTATACTATTAATAATACTTACTATGAGTATAAATTTTTAAAAATTGAAGACACATATTATACAACCCCAGCATATGATGATCTTTACAACCCAGAACAAGGACCATTCTTCACAGAAGCTCCTAATGACATAGACAGTTATGCTTTATCTGTACTTCCATCAAAAGGAGCTTGGTCAGATGAATTTGAAAAATTTTTAAATGATCAATTTCCTGAAGCAGATAGCACAAAAATTGTTAAAAAAACAACAAACCAACCAGGTGGATTTGTTACTGATTTAAATAATATTAAACATTCTAACGCTACAGCTACATATTTACCTATTCTTGAAGACTACACTATAAAAGATAACGATCAAAACTATCAAGATTTTAAAGATAAATTCATTTATGATTCTAATTTGTCTGGAACATTTATCACATCCGCTGTGACTGAGGGGCAAAATTATTTAACTGATTATAATGTAGAAATTGGTAAAATTGATAAAGTAATTGATGTTCCTACTGGTGGAGGTGCACCTAGAAAAATAACATTAACTGTGACTACTAAAAGAGCTATAGTATCAACATTTGTTAAAGCATCTACTGGTTACACAGGAACTAATGTTGGAGTTGAAAATGAAGAAGATATAGATGTATCTAATAATTTATTTGATAGAATAAGACCAGGATCTAAATTTAGAGTAGACCCAGATAATTATCCATTTATAGGCCGAACTATGAACATTTACATTAATATGAATCATGCTGCTAGCATATTACAGAATAATGTTGATATATCAAGTGGAGCTATATCAATGTTTACTTTCTTAGATACATTAATGAAAAATGTTCAAAGGGCTTTAGGTAATCTAAATAATTTTTATATCCCATATGATGAAAAAACTAATGAATTTTCTATAATAGATAAAACAATAATTCCTCAATTAGGATCTTATTTGTTAGCTACAAAAGGAAAGAATCCATTTAACACTAACCCTACAGAATTTTTAACTAACACTTTAGGAACAAGTGGAGGTAGTTTTGTAAGAGAAGCATCATTCAAAACTCAAATATCAAATAATTTTATGTCTCAAGTTACTATTGGGGCTCAAGCTAATGGTAATGTTGTAGGTACAAATGCTACATTATTAAGTAAATTAAACGTTGGTTTAACAGATAGGATATTTTTTAAAAAAACTACTCAAAATAATAAAGACGGGACAAAACCTGATGATATAGTGACTAACTTTCTTAGTAATGTTGGTATAGTACAAAACTTATATAACGCTATAAATGATGGTAACATTTCTGACCAACAAATTGATGGGGCTATAGATGCTGGTGTTGACTTATTCAACTATGAAGTAGGAGTATATGTTAATGAAGGTAGTATACCTGGAATAGGATTATTACCTATTAATCTAGAAATGACATTAGATGGATTAAGTGGAATGAACATAGGTGAGGTATACACAGCTGATGGAAAACTTTTGCCACCTTTATATAAAAATTCCACCCAATTTATTATTACAGGTGTATCTCATAAAATACAAAACAATGATTGGACAACTATAGTTCAAAGCATATCAGGCCCAAAATATGATGGAGTAACTGTAAAGTTACCTCCTAAACCTAAAACAGCTACTATTACTATTATTAAAGATCCAAGATGGAAACCATCAGCTCCTCCATCAGGAGCACCAACCACCCCAGTAACACCAGGATCTTATCCTGGAGACTCTAGATATGATCCTTTAAAAACTATAATATTTAAAGGGGAAAGTTCTAATTATGATTCCTTATATCCTAGCACCACTTACACTACTGTATATGGTGTGTCTGCCACAACAAAAACTATTCAACAAATTATTGATGAAGGGGAACAACGTGTATCAACAGGATATAAAGGAAAAATATATGGAAGCTCAGCAGTAGGAAGATACCAACAGATAACAAGATATATAAGTAATAGAGCAGCAACAGTTGGCTTATCACTTACTGATCTTTTTAATGAACTTAACCAAAATAAAATGGGTGAATCTATAATAGATACAAAAGATGGTGGTGGGATTGGAGACTACATTAAAGGAAAAAATGAAGGTAATCAAACTCAATTAGAAGAAGCTATTGATATACTTGGAAGAGGATGGACATCTAAACCTATGATTAATAAAGGTGGAAGTAAAGTAGGAAATGTAGTTAACGGAACTGGGACAGTTGGCAGCACATCCCCAGGTCCTGTAGCAGTAAATGTTGGCCAAGTAGTAAAGGCTCTTATAGAAACTCGAAAAAACTTTGTGAATAACAGTATAACAGGTATTGGTGGAAAACCAGTATTTATTCCAAGTTATATTACATATTAATAAAATAATATATTTATAACAAATAGTACTAAATAATGGCTAGAAGCATAATAGGAGCAGGTTTTGATGAATATGTCAAAGAACAAATTAATCTTAGACAAAAAAATAATGCTATAACAACTTCTAAGAGTAATGAAATAATCCTATATCAAAATACTAATGATGCTTTTTTACGTTTAACATCAGGTGTTGATGTTAATCATACAAACACTGACGCCTTTAATTTTCAATTATTTTCAACTAGATTTGGAGGATTTGGGTCGTCAGGAAACTTTGCTACTGGTGTTGGATTAGGAGCCAATTCAACATATGCATATGGATTTCTTTCAGATGGGACATACGGATATTCCCCTCCTCCAGGTTTAATATCAGCAGATATCAAAGCTTTAAATAGAGGTTCTCTTAGAGAGGCTACTGTCCAAATGGTAGCCCACAACTCAGCCCAATTTGAAATTATTGAAAGACTATACCTTAGATTAGGTTATTCTATGTTATTAGAATGGGGTCATAACATGTATTTTGATAATAGTAAAAATTTTATTAGATCAAATACCCATGAAGTATGCAGTACATTTATAAAAACTAATTCTTATGATACTATTCTAACAAAAATTAGAGAACAAAGAGCAGCATCTGATGGTAACTATGATGCTATGGTAGGTTTAGTAAAGAATTTTTCATGGGATTTAAAAAGAGATGGAAGTTATGATATAAGATTAGATATAATATCTACTGGAGATATAATAGAGTCTTTAAAAAGTAATACTTCTCACCCTATAAAAAATTCTTCTACAACAGAAGTACCTGAAGACCAACCACCATTACAATTTAATGCTCAAAAAACCACAATAAATAAAATACTATGGGAATTATCTCAAAAGATACCTGTGGTAGATATGAAAGAAGATGGTACCCATAAATTTTACTTACAAGGACCAGAAACAACTGCTTCTAATATAGAAGCCATGACTGGTTTAGACGCTAATCAATATAATAATAGTGATCCATCAGCTCAAGGAGATGTAGTTGGATTTTTATTCCCTCAACTAAATGGTGTCAATACAGGAAAACCTGGTTTTAATGCTCAATATTTTATAAAATTAGGAGTATTTTTAAGATGTTTACAAAACTTCTGTTTATTATACAATCCTGATCAAAATAATGAATCCATTTTTAAATTTAATTGGAATGAAAATGAAAACTTTTGCTTTACATATGCTAGACATGGTAGTCTAGATCCTAGAGTATGTTTAATTGATATTGATAGAGAATTAAAATTAAATGTTAACCCTGTCACTGGTGTAGCTACCGCTACCCCTCCTACCGCCACGGCTGCTAATTATAATATAAATGAGACACAATATGAGTATAAAGAAATAAGAATATACCATTATAACGGATCTAATTATGATGAAGTATATAAAGGTGTTCTTGATTTTAATAAAGGAGTGTATACAGATCCTGATGAATACCAAGATTTAGATAGTTATATTAATTTAGATATAATCACAACAATACCTGCTGGTCAAGCGTTTATATCAAATAATTTTAATCAAAAATTTGCTATACCTTATTTAGCACCTCTTGCATCTCAACCCGCTATAACTAAAACTCCTACAACCACACTTTGTGCTAATGCCGCAAATTTAAACAATGTAAAAGTTTATACTTATTCAGATATTGATTTACAGTATTTAAATCAATGGACCGGCCAAACTAATAAAGGACAAAAAATAAGTGTACCTTATATTGATAGAACATTAAATGATTATATAGATGGAGGATCACACCCAGAATTATATAATGACAGAATTATCATAACTGCTCTAGAAAATACAGAATATATTGTTGAAGCTGGTAGACATGTGAAAAGTGAAGCTGTAACTAGTGGAGGTGATGCTGTTGATTGGAATCAGATAAAACAAGATCTTGCTAATGGTAAAATTACTACTAATGCTAAAACAGTATTTGTTTTAGACACATACGCTATTGTCACTCACCAGTATGTTAAAGCATCTACTGGTTACACAGGAACTAATGTTGGAGTGACAGAAACAGAAGATATAGATGTGTCAAATCAATTATTTGATAAAATAAGACCAGGATCTAAATTCAGAGTAGATCCGGATAATTATCCTTTCATAGGTAGCACAATGAATATCTATATCAACATGAATTATATAGCTAAAATACTTCAAGATTATGTTGATGTAACTTCTGGCGCTATAGCTATGTATGATCTTTTAGATAAACTAATGAAAGGAGTACAAAATGCTTTAGGAAATATTAATAATTTTAACATTACTTACGATGAGAACACTAACGAATTTTCTATAGTAGATAGCACATTCATACCTAATTTACCTAAATACTTAGACACTCTAAAAGCATCAGGAAAAATACCTGAAAATCCATTTAATAATAAACTTGTTGAGTTTATAACTCATACTTTAACTCCTACTGAAGGTAGTTTTATGAGAGATGCTTCTGTAAAAACTAAACTATCTAACAATTTCCAAACAATGGTAACTGTTGGAGCCCAAGCTAATAAAAATGTTGTTGGATCTAACTCAACAGGTTTGACACGTTGGAATGATGGTTTAACAGATAGAATCATAACTAAAAAAACATCAGAAAACAATAAAGATGGAACAAAACCTGATGAAATAGTTACTAATTTCCTTAGCAATGTTGGTATAGTACAGAACCTATACAATGCTATAAATGATGGTAACGTATCAGATCAACAGATTGATGGAGCTAAAGACGCAGGAATTGATTTGTTTAACTATGAAATAGGAACATACACTAATGAAGGAATTATTCCTGGTGTAGGGTTTATACCTATTGATTTAGAATTAACTATGGAAGGATTAAGTGGTATGAAAATATATGAGTCATATACTGCCGACACTAAACTACTTCCTCCTAGATACAAAGACGCTATTCAGTTTGTTATAACTGGTATATCTCATAAGATACAAAATAATGATTGGACAACTACAATTCAGAGTATATCAGGGCCTAGATTTGATGGAAATATTGGATCTCCACCAAAAATTAAAACCAAAACTATTAATGTTATTAGAGACCCAAGATGGAAACCATCTGCACCTTCAACGTCAAGTAGTACTAGCATTAACTCAGGTGGAACTGGAGGAACACCTGGAGTAACTAGAATTAGAGTTGTTAGATCATATGCTGATTCAAATCAAGTTGTGTCTAGATTAGTATTGATTAATGTAGATAGTAGTGGTAAAGAAACAGTATTAGATGATGACAAGTTTTGGATATTAGAAAATCCATGGCTTAATAACCAAAAAGCAGTTACAAAAACTAAACAAGGTAGTTGTGTCCCATTAGGATTTTATAACGCCTACATTGAACCTGCGAATAAAAGAGGAAGAATAATTGTTGTAAATGGGTTTAGTGATGGAAGGGGTGGTTCTAACCCAATCACAGCTAGCGGAATCACTAGATCTAGTATATTATGGCACCCAGGAGGAAATACAAAATGGAATGGTGTTGAAAAACCATGGTCTACTGGGTGTTTATTATTCGCTACAAAAGATATTATTAATAGCAAAGGTTCTAATGGCTATTTTACTCAAACTGCTAAATCTGCTCCTGGTGGTGGTTATGTTTCAAACACAGCGAGAGAAGATTTCTTTACATTTTTAGCTAATAATATGAATTTAAAAGATAATGATGAATTTGATTTTGAAATAGTAGTAGCGGGTACAGGTAACGCTAAAAATTACCCTAAATTAAACAACCACCTCCCAGCAAACGATAAGTATTTTGGTTAATATTTAGATAAGATGTATATACCTAAAAATAAAATAAAGACAAACCTAATAGCTGGCCCAAACCAACTAATTGATATTAATGGTAATGAATACATAGGTAGTTATTATAAATTATCTACAGGAAGAATCCAATCTGGAAAATTTCCAGGTGATGGTAAAAATATAGATTTATTTGAGGTAGGATCATTAACTCCCCCAGAATTAAATGCTCCCGCATTACCAACACCATCAAATACAACAAATGTTTTACCTTTACATCCTACTCCTAAAGACTATGAGTATGGATCATTTATAAGATATTTTTCTAAAAAAAGAAATGAATATTTGTTTAAAGAAATATCTCAAACTGAATATAATGCTTTAAGTGAAAATACTACTAGATTATTTGATTTATATAAACCATTTTATATTAAATGGATGTTAACAGGAAATGTTACAACAGTAAGTGATTTTAATCGTTATTCTATACTAAGTACTGAAGAAAAAGAAAAAGTATATGGATTAAATGAGTTTTTAAAGATGAATTATACACAATACTATAAAACAAACTAAAATGGCTGAGTATTTTCCTTTTGATGTTAACTTAACAAGTGGTCCTTACCTAATCACAGCCTCATTTTCTGATCCAAATCTTAATTTTATTAGTAGTAATAGTGGTTCATTTAATGTAGATTTAAGTAAATTAGTTGATGGAGGTAGATTCTAATGAGTACAAGAATACCATTCCAGTGGGGTAACGCGAATTTCTCTTGGGAGTCGAATCCTTTCCCGAACCAAAGCGCTAATCCGTTTACCTGGGATGATTGCGCGCTTATAACCGAAGTAGTTCAAGCGTTAGGTGGTGGTTATACACCTGATGACTTCTTTGGTAAACAACCTGAAAAGAAAAAGAAATTCATCAAATTGCTTTGCAAAGTAGAAGGCAGAGAGTATAAAGAGACGAAAGAAGTACTAGAACGTAAAATACGTATATCGGACGTATCCCTAGTCGCTAAGGAAGTCTTAGGAATA